TTCTTTTGATTCGACACAACGTGTAGTATACTCAACACCACGATATGAGGTGTGATTAATCTGTGCGTTGTGAAGTGCAGATGCTTTGTTGATCTGCTTCTTGATCATGTTTAGTGTGTTCATTTGTCAGTCTCCTGAAGTTAGGGTTTTTAATCCCCGTTCCTTCAGTCGTGTGCGTCCCAGAAACACTCAGGTACAGATTCCTTTACGGTCTCTATCAACTCTACCTTAAAAGCATCAGAGATTTTCTCGTTTGCTTTCATCCTCAGCATAATTGCGTCAGCTTGTTGGCAGGTGAGTGATGAATAGAATAATATTTCTAACATGGGATGAACGGCTCCGTTCCGCGACTTACTTGCGTCCCACCCAAGAGTGGGATGAACGTATGGTAATTATACCATACATTATTTATGGCGGCAAGCAGTCTGATTCAGTTTCCAGAGAGATAAAATGCCTCTCCTCTAGCATGGCAAACTCTCTTTACTTGTGCGTCATAGACAGGAACAGTGCCAGCACCCGTGATTAAATTCTTAGCAAAGTCAAATGCTTCTTTATATTTACTAAACTTGTACACATCATTATAAGTTTTAGCAGATACAAGAACGCCATCCTTCCTCCACGTTTTCATCGTATGCCAAACTAGAGGGTCGGATAGTTTACGATAAAAAATACACCAGTTACCTTTTTGATTTGCACTCATTTGCTTTTCTTGTTAGGATTTTGCCAGAGTTTAGGATTAGCTCTACCCTCTGTTTGTTTCATACTAATTACACTATGATACTTGTCCCAGTAATGATCAAATATCTCTGATTGCTTGGAAGATATAACAATGTCATGTTGAACACCACCTTCAACACTATACTCAATGATGTAAGCAGTACATGGTAGTGATGTATCTTTTGCTAATTCAGGATCACAATTTTCATGAAGTAAGTTCAAGAGCGACCTCCCCATTGAATCTGGGGATATGCTTCTTCAACACATTGCTTTGTGATCTTCCAACGCTTACCGATCTTTTTGTCTTTCATTAGACATAGCACTTCTGCTTCTCCTTGATGGAGACCTTCAAGGAGTTGAATGAATAAGGTTTCACGACGACTTTGAGATACATTCGCTCCACCTTTAAAGAAGAGATAGAGTTTACGATACTCATGAACTAGTTTCGTATGCTCTGTCTCTTCAGGTGCTTCATTCTTTTCATAAGGAACATCACCATCAGGAAGCATAGAAATAATGCTCTCATCAAAGTTGGCAATTAGAATTTGCCTGAGTGCTGGAGAGTTATGCTCCACCAAAAGTTTAATTTTTTGTGCCTTAGTCTTAGCGTTGCTTATTTTTTGCAGCACTTCATTCAGTAATAGTTGCATGACCTAATTAATATCATAAGTGTATTTATTCTTCTTCAAGTTCCTCTTCATCTACAAAGCGAACTGATAGAAGTTCTTCGTTGATCCATTGACCGTCTCCATCTAACATTTCTGGATGAATGTTATCTTCCTGCATTCGATACATGTATTCATGGAGTTTTTCGTTTGCTGTCCACCCAGCAATCACACCAACACATAAAAATATAAAGGAAACAGTTGCTGAGAAATAAACAATGGTTGCTTGCGTCATTAGTTCAACTCCAAATTAAATTTGCTTGCTGTCCCACAAAAGTTCAAAGTTGAAATAGACTCTTCGCTTTAGTAGGGTAAAAAACCTAGTGATAGCGATACCTTTTGATGGGGGTTTCGCTTCTTCCTTTTCCTCCTTCGCCCCCCGAAGCATGAGTTCTATGCCTCTATTTATTTTAAGATCTTTCACTTTTTATTAGAAGATACTAAATTCTTTTCTACGAAAAATTTAGCAGTCTCTACCAGACCACCAATTTCTTTTCCATCTATAATAACATGAGGAAATGAACTTGCTTCTGGATAATCTACACGAACCTCGTCTCCGCTAGCACATATCTGTTCATCATAATCAGTGATGTTCGCACGTTCAAATAGTTCCTTTAACTTTGTGCAGTAGAAACATCCGGGAGTAGAATAAATTTTAATTTTCATAATTTTTAATGTAAGTAATGAACCCATCCGGTAACGATCATTTTTTCTTCTTCCATTGAAGGAATTCCTCTATGAGTATGTGTCCAATCTGTAGGCCAAATTAAAGTCAAACCTTTTTGTGGTTTAATTTTTAAATTTTGATATAAAAATTCTGTTTCTCCTCCAGATTCGACATCATTTAAGTATGTCATATAAACGAGGTGTCTACAGAGTTGTACTGGATCCATGATAGATCTTTCACTGTGGTAAATTTTATACCCACCACCTTTCTTATAGTGCTGAATGTTATGTCCTTCTCTAAAACCAATTTTAGAGTTGGGCATTGCTTCAGCATATTTATCCAGATAAGCATCAACCACTTCAATTAAAGTATTGAAATAATTTTTCCATTTCACATTTGTAATAGAACAAAATGCGGGAACACAAAGATCGGTAGAGTCTTTAATATCTGGATCAACACGATTACCAGAAACTACACCAGGAAGTTTTTCCAATTCTGTTGTGGTATTAAAAAAGTCAACAACATCATCACAAACGTCTGGAGGAATTGTCCATCCACCAATAAAGGAATTGAATGGCAAATCATATTCAGGATATTTATTCATTTATCTTTAACAATTCCAATAACCCAAGACATCATACCATACGGTGTGTCAGAAATCAAGGTCTGAGTTAGTTCTGCTACATCTGGTGGCACAACTAAACAGAATCCAATACCACAGTTGAATACATTACGCATCTCTTCCTCAGCAATGTCTCCTGCCTCCTGGATCTTGGTAAAGAGTTCTGGTCTCTCCCAAGCAGAATAGTCAACGTCAACTGTGAGACCCATTGGAAGGCATCGTGGGAGGTTCTCAGGCAGTCCTCCACCTGTGATGTGTGCCATGCCTAGGATAGGAACTTCATCCAACAGGTGCTGGATCAGACGAGCATAGATGGTAGTTGGAACCAACAGCTCGGGCATCTCCTTATAGAAAATATAATTTCTCCACAGCATATCATTGACCAGTGTGTATCCATTACTATGAAGACCACTACTCTCAATACCTATGACTACATCACCAGGTCTGATGTTACTGCCATCAACAACATCATTCTTCTCTACAACACCAGTACAGAAACCAGCAAGGTCATAATCATGTGCCCTGAAATGCTCTGCTGTTTCTCCACCTAACAATTCCATACCTGCCATAGCACAACCAGTGGCAACTCCATACGCAATGTCACTCACATTAGCATCAAGTGTTTTGGTAGAAATATAATCTAGAAAATATAATGGTTTAGCACCAGAACATATAACGTCATTGACGCACATAGCAACGAGATCCTGACCAATAGTGGTGTAATCATTAGCAATCCTACAGATATTAATTTTAGTTCCAACACCATCAGCACCAGATACCAACACAGGTTTCTCATATCCTGATGGGATCTCCATCATTCCACTGAACCCACCAATACTAGGTGCCAATACTTTTAGATACTCTACAAAGGAACGTCCCTTGATGATGTCAACGCCAGAAGTTTTGTAGTCCATTAGTCTCTTCCTAAGCGAATGTATAATGTAATAAGTGATTGTGAGATAAGGTCACAAGAATAGGTGAATCCAATCTTGTCTTCCTTATCCCAGTGTTCTCTTTGACTTTTAAGAAGTGTAGAGAATTCTTTGATCTTAGATCTCATCTCATCTTTAGATAACTTATCCAATGATTTCACCTTTAGCAATTTGTTCACGACGTTTTAGTTTCCATACGATGTAATCCATTGTAGGGATACACATGGGATTCCAACCAACAAAGGTAGTTGATTCTCCACTAGGTATCTTCCAACACTCAGCATCATCATTGTCAAGGTCTAATGATTTACGATACTCATCTTCACCAAGAAGAACAACTGCTCTCTCAGCAGCATTCAAACTTCTAAAGCAATCGAAACCAAGTTTTCTAATCTCATCGGGGATGTGATGTTTCATTGAATTGCAAGGGGTTGTAG